TTTGAATAATAATAAAAAATGGTTTAAAGATTTACCAGTAGATAACAACCCTAACTATGTATGTTATAAAGATGATTTTATTTATAACACACTTCCTTCATCTGAATGGTCAACAGCTATTGCAGATGGTGGAGCAGCAGCTGGAATCTCTAATGAAGTAGGCGGAGCAGTAACTTTGACTTCGGCTAATACTACAGACAATAATGGATTAGCATTAGTTAAAACTGCTAACACTTTTCAAGCTGTAGCAGAAACTAGAGATGGCACTGGAGCAATTACTAATCCTGGAACAATTATTTGGTACGAAGCTAGAATACAAAATAACGATGCTAACGCTACTGACTACGGTACTGGATTATGTGAAACTTTCACAGGAAGTTCTGGATGGAGATCTGCAAATAGAATCTCTATTGAGTCTAATAACGGTGAACAGTTTTACAGATTTGTAACTAAAAATGCTGCAGGAACAAATCAAGTAACACACACTGCATATACTATTACTGATAGTTCATATGATACAGTTGGTTTCAGAGTTGATAGAGCTGGAGTAGTTGAGTTTTTTGTTAACAGAGAATTAGCAGCTACTGTTACATCAAACATTAATACTGACGATATGCAAATGTTTGCAGCTTCAGTATCAGCTTCCGCTGCTGGTCAAAGAGTAACTAAGTTAGATTATATTACTTGTACTCAAAACAGAAACGGTTCTGAGTTAATTGGTAAAATATAATAAATAAGTGGCTCCTTCGGGAGCCACAAATAACGGAGTTTTTTTATGAGCTTTAAGGGCGACATACAAGCAACAAGATTTACAGCAGCTAGTGCATCTGCAATTATTGCACAACCAGTAAGACTCAAAGGAATATTTATTTCTTCCAATGGTGGTGGAGCTGGCTCAGTTGTTTTAAACACTGAAAAAAAAGCAGGAGGCACAAACTTACTAACAGTTGATGTACCTACAGGAGATGTAGTTTCTTTAAACTTTCCTGAAGATGGAATTTTATTTCCAGAAGGTGTATTTGCTTCAACAGTAACTAATGTTGCTGCAGTAACTTTATTAACAGACAAATACTCAGGCAAAGGTCTAGTAGGTCAGAACGGATAATTATGAGTGGTGGAGGAAGTTTTACATCAGATCAATCGGTAGCCCATGCTACAAGCACAGCACAAATGGTGCCTTTAACAAGAAGAGCTAGATTGACTTCAATACAAGGAAAAGGAAATAACACTAATGGGTCAATAATTTTTAGGACTGGTGGTGCTACGGGAGATATTATTGCAACATATTTATTCGGAGAAGAAGGTTTAGATATGTATTTACCTGGTTCTGGAATTTTATTTTTAGAAGGAATTCATGCAACAATAGCAGGAACAGCTGGTGTAACAATAACATTTACTTAATATGAGTAGAATCAAACATATAATCTCTGGTGGTAAATATGCTGGAAAAAAAATGTCTGATTTACTAAAAACAATTAAAAAAAGAAAATCCACTGCTAAATCCAGAAAAGCTGCTGAAAAGTTAGGTTTAGGAACAAAAAGTTTAACAAAGTATAAACATCGTTCAAGTAGTGGTAGTGGAGATACGGCTGCAATTGTACCTGTAAAAGCTCAAACAGGGAGAGGTAGTTCATTTAAAACGCGTGTATTAGGGCCTAAAGGGCAAACACCATACCAAGGAAAACGTCTTGGCTCTGCAGGGAATATGGAGTCTTGGAGAACAGATATGGAAAGACTTACAAATATGCCTTCATTTAATGAAGTAACAAGATCATTATTTAAAAAAAAGAAAGCTCTTGGTGGTATGTTAAAATTGAAAAGAGGCGGAGACAACATGCCTGCAAGAAACAAGAAGAATTTTAGACCTACAAAAAAAGGTGCAGGTATGACTGCTGCAGGAGTTGCTGCCTATAGAAGAGCAAACCCTGGTTCGAAATTAAAAACAGCGGTTACTGGCAAAGTTAAACCAGGATCTAAAGCTGCTAAAAGACGTAAATCATTTTGTGCAAGAAGTGCAGGACAGATGAAGAAATTTCCCAAAGCTGCTGCAGATCCTAATTCAAGACTAAGACAGGCTAGAAGAAGATGGAAATGTTAACGCAGTTTATTAAAAAATTATTTGGATATGATATACTCGAGTATAGAATAAGACTTTTAGAAAGAAAAAACTATTGGCGAGAAAAATATAAACATGGCATATCTGAACGCAAACATTCCTCCGATATACTGTAAAATAAGAAAGGAATATCTCTATGATCTTAAAAAAAATAAAGGAAAGTATAGTGACTGTGTTATCTTTAGCATTACTTCCATTTCAGGTCGTTCAATCTTATTTAACATTATGTTACCAAACGGTGCTTGTTATTGGAGATTGCCTATCTCAGCATTTTTCCAAAAACAGTGTGATAGAGCCGAAGTGCCCGATATGCAAGTACATGAGTTGGAATTGTGGAACTGTTTTAGTTATTGGCCTAGTGTTACTTGCTTTGATTGGTTGGATGGTCTAAAGGGTAAATATCTAGGATTAGATAAAAAATTTTATCATGGCAAATATTTATTTACAATCGACTGGGCTCATCCAGACGTTAACATCTTGGATACTGAACACTCTGAAATACCTCAAGAACATAAGTGTGCGCACATTTTGGAACTTGATAATGGTAATTTTGCAGCTCAACCTAATAATCGTATTTTGTGGCACTGTTCTAGTTATACTACTGATAACGATTGGCCAGACTATACAGTACAAACTACGTATTGGGATGCAGAGGACTCTAGCATGGTCACAGAAGATTCTGATAAGATGTTTTACCAAATGGAAAAAGTAAAAAACAACAAAAGAACATATGAAAAATACAAAGATTATGCAGATGATATGTCTTTTGAAAACAACGGTAAAAAAGATGATTGATAAATTTTTATATAGATTTTTTGAAAGTTTAGATCATCTTATTATTAAAATAGGAGTCTTATCAGATGAGGGATACAAAGCTATTAGAAAGTTATTTGAAAAAAGAAAAAGAAAAAAATCAAAGTAAACTTTTACAAAAAAATTTAAGACGTGTGGTAAATATTGGTGCAAATGGCACACAAGATTATGTAATTAAAAAAGGTGTTAACGTGGGGAAGGTAGCAAACAAAAATGGACTTAGCTAGTATACTTAAAAAAAATTTTGTATTAGTCCCTGTTGTGGCTTCAGTGCTAGTCGGAACGTTTACAGGTGTTAGGTACATCGTAAATTTAACAGATACCATAAATTCAAATCAACAACAGATTATAGATCTTACAAGAAATTTAAAAGTTGCTGAAGATAAAATTACAGAACAAAACACAAGACTATCATCAGCAGAAGCGACATGGCAAATGGCAGAAAATTTATACAGACAACTAGCAGATCAAGTTAGAGAACACGACTATGATATAAAAGATTTAAACAGGTAATTTATGGAGGTTCTCAGGATGAATTATTATTTTACAGGTATACTTATCTTGGCCCTCACCATCTTAGCTTTTTTTGTAGAACCTGCATATCCTAGAAACGAATACCTCAATGAGTATGGTGTAAGATGTGGTGAAATGGAAATAAGCACAGAAAGAAGAGATACTAATTATAATTACAGTGATAGTAGTTCCAATGAACAACAAGGCATAAGATTTACTTACAGAAAATATTTAGGTACAGACTGTAAGACTTCAAAAGAAAACGTAGCAATCAAACAACAACTAGAATTAATGAAGATGTGCGGTAGGGTTAATAGTAATCCTAGTCTTGCATACAATTCAAATTTTGATTTGCTGGTGTCTAAATGTAGAGGTGTTACTCCTACAAGAGATAACACTAGACCTGCTGACTCAAAAAGCCTTTGGGATGACATGAAAGATGAGTATAAAAAGGAAAACCCAGAGGTTAATTTGATGGGAGATAAATTTATAAGCTCAGGTAAAAGCAAATTGAAAACACCTCCAAAAAACTATATACTACCCTTACCAAAACCAAAAATAAATGAGTAAGAAACCTTTAAATATAAGCGAAGAAGCTGCCGTACAGATGCCGATGAAGACGGTTGCCTCTCTAATTTTACTCGTTGCAGCCGGCGTGTTCGCATACACCGAGCTTACGGCAAGGTTGGTATCGTTAGAGACATCACGTGAGCTGTTCGAAAATGATTTGCTTAAAAAAAGTGAACAGATCCCTACGGACCAGGAGCAACATTTTTTACTAGAGGATTTGTACAAGTCTGTAGAGCAGATAGAAACAAGAATTGAAGACATGATGCACAACAAAGTAAACATACAGTTTATACAAAAACAAACTGAAAAACTTTTAGAAGATGTAGAAGAATTAAAAGATAAAGTAAGAGCAAACGGAAACGGAGCACATTGATGACAGAGTTAGTGGTAGCCCTACTTATGATTGTACAGGGAGAGATCAAGGAAGCGCGTATACAACCCTCAATGTCTGAATGTTTAAAAGGCAAGAGAGTTGCAAAACGTGGTTTAAAAATTGATGGACATGTTAAGTACCAGTGCATAAAATCAATGGCAGAATTAGAGTCAAATATTGATGGATCTTTATCTATAAAGAAGTTAATATTGGATTAATGTCCCACCAAATCGTTGATAATTATTTATCAAAAGAAGACTTTACAGAATTAAAAAATTTAATTACTGGTACAACTTTTCCATGGTTTTATAATAGATCAGTTGCAGACCTTGATAATGAAAATGAAAAAAATACATATTTTAGTCATATGATTTTTAACATGACTGCACAAAGTCCTTTTTTTGATATTTTTTATGAAAGGTTGATTAAATATATAAAGCCAGTAGGATTAAGAAGAATTAAAGTAAATTTATATCCTAAATCAGAAGAGTTAATTTATCATCCGAAACATGTAGATTTTTCCTTTCCACACAAAGGTTTTATATTATATTTAAATACATGCAATGGCTTTACAATCTTAAATGATGGAACTAAAATAGAAACAATTGAGAATAGGGGATTATTTTTTGATAGTTCATTACCACATAATAGTACAACATGTACTGACAAAAAAAGAAGATTGAATATAAACGTAAATTATTTTTAATATGGAACTTACACGTAATTTTACTCTTGAGGAATTAACCAAATCAGATACTGCAATTCGTAAAGGTATTAATAACAATCCAAACGCAGAACAAATAGAAAAACTAAAAGTTTTGTGTGAAAAAATTTTACAACCGGTACGTGATCACTTCGGCAGGGTTAAGGTGACAAGCGGTTTTCGTAGCCCAGAGTTGTGTCAGGCCATCGGCAGCTCACCAAATTCACAACATGCTCGTGCAGAAGCGGCAGATTTTGAAGTGATAGGAGTGGACAATTGTGAATTAGCTGATTGGATACACAGAGAATTAGAATGGGATCAATTGATCCTCGAGTACTACACTCCTGGCGAACCTAACTCAGGTTGGATACACTGTAGTTATACAGAGGGTATGCCTAGAAAATCTTTCTTGCACGCTTTTAGAGAAGAAGGTAAAACAAAATATAAACCTATATTAGGAAAAGCAAAAGAAATTTTTATTTAAATATTTATGATTCCAATAATCATAGAGGATAATTTTTTTAAATATCCAGAAAAAGTTTTAGAATTATGTAATAAATGTGATTTTGAAAAATCACCAGATGGCAGATGGCCAGGAGCTAGATCAAAACTTTTACATAAAGTTGATGTAGATTTTTTTAAAATTTTTCATAGCAAAATCTTTGCTTTAATATATCCATATCATTATCAAAACATTGACTATGCTGCATATTCATCTTTTCAAAAAGTAGATGGTGATACTTATAAAAATGAAGGGTGGGTACATACAGACCCAGGAGAGATAACAGCAATAGTATACTTAAGTAAACATGAAGATTGTGGTACATCTTTTTGGGAAAGCAAGTCATTTGAAGCTCCAATTCATAATGATAAAAAAGAAAGTATTTATTTAAATAAACTTCCAAAAGAAGAAGAGCTAAAATATTTAAATGAAAATAACAATCAATTTACAAAAGTGCTTGATGTAAAATCTAAATTTAATAGAGCTATTATATTTGATGCAAAAAAATTACATTCAGCTAGTAAATTTACTGATAATGCTGTAGAATCAGAGAGAACAACTTTAATTACTTTTATAAATGGAATAAAGGTTAAAAATGATGTTTTTAAAAGTGGTGTACTAGAAAGTCAAAGAGTAGATTAATATGGCAATATCAAGAGGACAAATCCCAAAACAAATTGAAGGCAAATTGAGAGGCGCAAGAGGTGAAAAAAAGAAAAAAAAACAAGTTAAATACAAACCCTATCGCAAAAAGCCTAAGGACTTCAAAATTTAACCAAAAAGTGGTACAATCTAAAAAATTGTATAACCGTAAAAAGGATAATAATGGCTACGTCAGGGACTACAGCATTTGATCTGTCAATTGAAGAAATAATTCAAGAAGCATACGAAAGATGCGGGATGGCTACAACTAGTGGTCATAGTTTAAAATCAGCAAGAACAAGTTTAAATTTATTATTTGCAGAATGGGCAAATAGAGGAATTCATTTATGGAAGGTATCTTTGCACGAAAATACCTTAGTATCAGGACAAGCTGAATATTCTGTGAGTGCTGGGGTAAGTGATGTTTTAGAAGCTTTTGTATCTACAACTGCAGCTGGTGCAAATACAGCAAACACACAAGATGTATCTTTAACTAAAATAGATAGATCTGCTTATGCTGCATTACCAAATAAATTAGCAACAGGTCAACCTTCTCAATATTATGTTGAAAGAGAAAAGACTCCTAAAATTTATTTATATCAAGCACCTGATGTTGTGACCTATAAAGTTTTAAAATATTACGTAATTAAAAGAATTGAAGATGCAGGTGTTTACTCTAATGACGCTGATGTTGTTTTTAGATTTTTACCATGTATGGTAGCTGGGTTGGCTTATTATTTAGCTATGAAAAATGCACCAGCTTTAGTTCAACAAAACAAATTAATTTATGAGGATCAATTAAAAAGAGCTTTGGATGAAGATGGTCAAAGAGCATCAACATTTATCACACCACAATCTTTTTATCCTACTGGAGTTTAATTATGTCAAAATATGCAACAGGTAAAAGATCATTAGCAATTTCTGATAGATCAGGAATGGCTTTTCCATATACTGAAATGGTCAAAGAGTGGAATGGATCATTTGTTCATTATTCTGAATTTGAGCCAAAACATCCACAGATTAGAAGAAGACATTTTACAGCTGACGCTATTGCATTACAAAACTCTAGAAATATGAAATTTCAACAACCTACAAATAGAGATGGTGTTCAAGCAGACTCTGGAGGAATTTCTGTTGGAGTTGCAAATTTGAGTTTACCAGGAGATTTTGCATTTATTACACAAGGGTCATCAGAAATGAAACCAGCTGATCCATCTGCACAAAATAGAAACAGACAACTTGAAATGGTTTTAAACAGTGTAACAGTGAGTATATCATAATGGCAATAACACATTCAGCTTTTTTAACACAAGTAAGAAACTATACTGAAGTAAGTAGTAATGTTTTAACTGATGCAATTATCCAAGATTTTATAAAATCTGTAGAGTTAGATGTAGCAGGTAGAGTTGATTATGATGATTTAAGAAAGTACGTTACTTCAAATTTTACTGCAGGAAATAGATATGTAATTTTACCTGGAGATGCTATAGTTGTTAGATCTGTACAAATAATAGACAGTAGTAATAATAGAATTTTTTTAGAAAAAAGAGATACAAGTTTTATTTCTGAATTTGCACCTAATGATAGTACAACAGGAACTCCTAAATATTATGCTAATTGGGAAGACAATGTTCAACAAGGACCTGTTATTTTAGTTGCTCCAACTCCTGCATCAGCAGATACAGTTCAAGTTAATTACATAAAAAGTCCACCTGAATTCACTAGTACATCAAATACATACTTATCTACAAATCAAGAATCTATGTTATTACATGGGGTATTAGCTGAAGCCTTTAGGTTTTTAAAAGGACCTATGGATATGTACAACTTATATGAAAAGAAGTATAATGAAGAAATACAAAATTTTGCCCTACAACAAATGGGTAGAAGAAGACGTGCGGAGTATGATGACGGAGTGCCTAGAGTAGTTATTCCTTCACCTTCTCCAAACAAACAAATTAATTAAGGAGAATATAATGGCAATAACAACTAACGCAATATGTGATTCTTTTAAAAAAGAATTACTTCAAGGTAAACACGACTTTGATACATCATCTGATACATATAAATTAGCGATGTATACAAACTCAGCAAGTTTAGGAAAATCTACTACAAACTACACTACAGGTAATGAAGTTACTTCACCATCAGGATACACTGCTGGCGGAAAAGCTCTTGTTAACCAAGGTGTTAAAGTTTCATCTTCAGTGGCAATCACTGATTTTGCAGACTTATCGTTCGTAGGTGTAACTCTTACTGCAAGAGGTGCATTAATCTATAACACAACAACTGATGGTGGTTCAAACACAACTGATGCTGTTGCTGTATTAGATTTCGGTGGAGATAAAACTGCAACTTCAGGAACATTTACAATTCAGTTCCCTGCGTTCACAACATCTGCTGCGATCTTAAGATTAGCTTAATTTAAGGTTCTGGAGCTATGGCAGAGTATACTTATACAGTTACCGTAGCTTCAGGAAACCTATATGGCGGTGGAACCGGAAACGTTTTTTATTTAAACGGTGCAAGAAATTCTACAGGACCAGGCACAGTAAGTTGGGTTGAAGATGGAACTCTTCGATTTGATCAAAGTGCTAGTTCAAATGATAATCACCCATTAATTTTTTCTACAAACACCAGTACCTCTGGAATAATTTCATCTGGAGTAACTTATTATCTTGATGGAGCAAGTAATCAAGCTGGCTATACAAATGTATCTACTTTTAATGCTGCAACAACACGTTATGTTGAAGTAACACCATCCTCACAAACTGATTTTTATTATTTATGTTATGTGCACGGAATTGGAATGGGTGGTATTTTTGATATTACATCTACTACATGGGGAGCATTACAATGGGGCAATGGAGCATGGGGAGATCAAGCTGATATTGATGTAAGTGTTACTGGAACATCTCTTACATCAGCTATCGGAACTTCTGTTGCAGATGCCGAACTACAAGTAGGTTGGGGAGGAGATACTTGGGGTGAAAACGAATGGGGTGATCTATCTGGATCACAACCAGTAGCTGTAGGATCACAAGCAACATTTTCTATTGGTACATTACAGTCTATAACAGCTAATGCTGTTGTTGAACCTTCAGGTATTCAATTAGCTTCATCACAAGGATCAACTATTGGTGGAACATCTGCTGCAGTATCGGTTACTGGAAGTTTAGAATCCATGGGAGTTGGCCAAGTTTCTATAGGTATTGGTGCAGCTACTTCTGGACTAGAAATGTCTTCAAGTATTGGTGCAGCTACTGTTGATGAAAGTATTTTAACTGGAGAAGGTTGGGGAAGAGGTTCATGGGGAGAATTTGCATGGGGTGTAAATTATTCTGTAGCTCCTGTTGGACAAACTTTAACTTCAAGTATTGGAGAAGAAACTGCTTTTACAGATATTACAGTCAATGTTACTGGTCAAGAATTAACATCTACAATGGGTAATTTTTCATTAGTAGGAGATTTTGGAATCGTTGTTTTTGCAGCTGAAGATCAATTAGATTTTACAATAGGTTCTTTAGTTATCACAGGAGATGCATTAGTAGAAGTAACAAGTGCTGGATCTTTGACTGGCTCAATAGGTAGTGTAATAGCTGGACTAAAAACACCAGTAGATGTTTCTGGTATACAAATGACTTCAAGTATTGGCACAATAAATCTTGTGCAAGGAACTACAGAGTCCGTTACTGGCCAAAGTATTGCTATGTCCCTTGGTCAACATGCAGAAATACCAGGTCAAATTATAGGTGTTGGAGGGCTTCAATTATCAAGTAGTATGGGCTCAGTGACTGTGACGGGTATAGCAAATATTCCTGTTACTGGCATTCAAATGAGTGCCACTATTGGTAGCCCTATAATTACTGCTTGGCAAGAGATTAACCCTGGTGTAACTAATACTTGGACAGAGGTTGATTTGGCTGCTTAGATAATGTAAAATAAAAACTTATTAAGGAGAATTTTTATGGCATCAAGTTATTCAACAGACTTAAAACTCGAACTAATGGTTACCGGTGAAAATGCTGGTACTTGGGGAGATAAAACAAATACAAATTTAAATTTAGTACAACAAGCAATTGCTGGTTTTGAACAAGTTACTTTATCAAGTGGTGGAACATTAGCACTTGTTATGTCAGATGGTGCTTTATCAAACGCAAGAAATTTAGTTATAAAATTTGCAACTGCATCAATTGCATCAAGCACAATTTGTACTATTCCAGATTCAATAGAAAAATTTTACATCTTTGATTGTACAGGATTGACTAATCCTTCAAACCTTACAATTAAAACTGCTTCAGGAACAGGATTTACTCCTGATGCTGCAAAAATTTATGCAGCTTATTCTGACGGAACAAATTTAAAAGAAGTTTCTTTAGATACTTTAGGTGGTACTATTGGAACTGCACAAATTGCAGATGATGCTGTAACAAATGCAAAAATTGCTGATGATGCAATTAGAGCTGCACAACTTTCAGACAATGCTGTTATAACTGCTACAATTAACAATGATGCTGTTACAGTAGATAAAATGGCAGATGACGCAGTAGGTGCTGCTCAACTTATTGACACTTCTGTAACTGCTGGTTCATATACTCTTGCATCAATTACAGTTGATGCACAAGGAAGATTAACTGCTGCTTCTTCAGGAACTGCTGGAGGCGGAAATATGGTTGCAGTAAAATATGAAGGTGGACCTGCTAGTGGAACTTACACTGCTAATCCTAATGCAACTAAAGTTGTGGCTTATGTAGCAGGTGGTGGCGGACAAGGCGGTGGGGGAGCCTTTACAGGGCCTCAGGGCGGACCGGGCCAGCCAGGCGGAGACGGTGGAGTTGGTGGAATGGGAGCATTCTTCTTTCCAGTGACAGCACCGCATACACAACCTTTTTCAGTTGGAGGCACAGCTGGTGCAACGACTTTAGGAAATAACGTTACAGCTAATGCTGGACAAGCTTTAACTGGAGCTGGACCATCTCCATCTTTTCAAGCATCAGATGGATCTGCTGGACAAGCACCGGGTGCAACAAAAGATTTAACAGGTAATAATCAAGATATGAAAATATTTATGTCACCAGACATTGGAGTCGGTGGACAAGGTGGTGGAACTCCTGCACAAGCAGGTAACCCAGGAAGTCCAGGTGGTATGTTTATTTTTGAAGATATAGGAGCATAATAATGGCATTTGTAATTTTAGATAATAATAAATTTTGTAAAGTAGCTAGAAATGAAGCTGACAAAAATGATATGAATATCAATCCTAGAACAGGTTCAGAAGTTGAAATTTCAGATGATGACTTTAACGCGTATGTAACTAATAGAAAAGAAATAATAGTTACAGATGGTAATGTTAGTTATTTTGATGGAGTAGAACTATTTTCAAAAGATGAAGACGAGTTAAAACAAAAATTTAAAAATTTTAAATGGTTAGCTAGACTTTACATTGAAAAAAATCAAGGTACACAATTGACTACTCAGTTACAAAATTATCTTGGAGTGCTTTCTAGTACAGATACATCTTCATTAACTTATCCAATAAACTGGGAAAAACACTGTTCAGAAAATTCAATACCATTTCTGCACGTAAATCAAATAGGTTAATTTTCTTGTAAATAGACTATAAAAATGTAAAACATTTTTATGTTCAACAATATTATTGAATTTAATGCTGCTGATATTTACGTTGATTTAAAACAAGATTATCCGACACCAATAAAAATAAATATTCCAGATTGGTTTAAAAAGTTAGAACATAAATCACAAGCTAGGACTGTAAAAGGATGTATGCCTTTTTTAGATACTTTAATGTCTGGATATTGTTTATACGTGCCAGTAGATTTAGAAATAAAACACAATGTTGATAGTGTAGATAAAGAAGGTAAACCAATCAAAGATAGCTTTGCTGCCTGTCCTTTAGGACGAGGGGCTCATGATCATGGCATTAATCTGAATCATGAGGGACACCCACAAATTCATAATATTGAACAACTAGCAGGATCTCCTCTTGTAAATAAAAATAAAGATTTGCCTTTTTATAAAATATTAAATCCTTGGCATATAAAAACACCACCTGGATATTCTTGTTTATTTTTACCTCCTATGAATAATGCAGATGATAGATTTAGTATTATTCCAGGGATTGTAGATACAGATACTTTTCACAAAGAAATTAACTTTCCTATTGTTTTAAATGGTGATAAATATCCTGTGTTAAATACGACTATTGCAAAAGGTACACCTTATGTGCAAATAATACCTTTTAAAAGAGAAAGTTGGAAAATGAAAATAACAAAATCTAAAGCAAGTAAAAATGCATTAAATAATTTATTATACCCATTTAGATTTTTACATAATTATAAGAAAGATATATGGAAAAAGAAACAGTACAAGTAAATCCGTATGAAGTAGGTCAATACGTAAAAGTTATTGACGGTCTTTTTCATAAAAAGACTATGGAGAAATTTCATAGAATTTGTAAAGAACTAGATTTTGAAGATGCAAAAGTTGGTGGGGGTAATCAATCAGAAGTTAATAAAAATATTAGAAATACAAAAACTTTATGTTGGCATAGATATAGTAAAAAGTTAACACACGTTCATTGGTGTAACTATTTTATTAATGTTACACATGAAGCTATTTATAAATGGTATAAACCTCAAGCACCAGAAGTAGTGGTAGGAAAAACAAATTATATAAATCTACTTAAGTATGAAGAAGGTGGTTTTTACAAACCACATGTAGATCATTTTGATAAAATACCTAGAACCATAAGTGTTATTACGTTTATTAATAATGATTTTGAAGGAGGATATTTTGAAATATTCTCTCCAGATTTACAAATGTCACAAAAAATTAAACCTGAACCAGGTAGAACAGTAATATTTCCATCTAATTTTTTATATCCACACAAAGCAAATGAAGTGACTAAAGGCACACGATATGCTGTGGTACTATGGTATTTATAATATGCAAATAAAACAAATAAGAAAAGATTTTAAATATAAAATAATTAAAAATTTTCTCACAAGAGAAGAATCAAATCTATTAAAAGATTACACAATATTAAAAACAAGACATTATGAAGAGCCTCGTCCTCGTACAGATAGACCTGGTGTAATTGATATATCTTTTTATGGAGATCCTATAATGGAATCTTTGATGTTACAAAAAAGATTGATTATGGAAAAAGAAACTGGATTAGAACTATTACCTACATATACGTTTTGGAGATTCTATACCCAATTATCTGATTTACCTAAACATAAGGATAGACCATCTTGTGAAATAAGTACTACAGTCAACATTAGTTCTGATGGAACTCCTTGGCCAATATATATGGATGGTACTCCCATAAATTTAGAACCAGGAGATGCAGCTGTATATTTAGGTTGTGAAGTTGCACATTGGAGAGAAGAATTTAAAGGTGATTGGTGTTCTCAAGTATTTATGCATTACGTTGATAAAAATGGCCCTCATAAAGATTGGTATAAAGATAAAAGGGTTCATTATGGTTTATCATGTGATTAAAAAATGGTATAATTCTGTATGCCATTAACAAACGTACAAATAGCACCTGGATTTAATAAACAAGTTACGGCTACTGGAGCAGAAGGTCAGTGGACAGACGGTGATTTTGTTAGATTTAGATATGGTCTTCCAGAAAAAATCGGAGGATGGGAGCAATTAGTTAGTGGTACTTTAGTAGGAGCAGCTAGAGAACAATTTATTTGGGCAGACTTAGATGGAAGAAGATATGCTGCTATTGGTACAAATAAATTATTAGCAGTTTATTATGAAGAAGCTTTTTACGATATTACACCCTTAGATACTGCTTTGACAGGATGCACGTTTAGCACTGTAAATACATCTGCAACTGTGACTGTAAATAAAGCGGCACACACATTAGAACCTGGAGATCTATTTACATTTACATCTGTTACTCCTCCTAGTGGAGCTGGTTATACTGCTGCAAATTTTGAAACTAATACTTTTCAAGTGGTCACTGTTCCAGACAGTGATTCATTTACAGTTACAATGGCAAGTGCAGCAGGGACAACGGTCAACGGAAGTGGTTCTGCTACAGTTAACCCATATATTAAACCTGGTAATTTAGGATTTACATATGGTTTTGGTTGGGGCACAGGTCTTTGGGGCGGAGGTCAACAATTATTTGGAACATTAAACGGAAGTTTAAGTGATGACACTGCAGGGACTGGTGGCTCTGGAACATCAATAACTCTAGCATCAACCACTGGATTTCCTACAACGGGAACAATTAAAGTTGGAGCTGAATTTATTTCTTACACAGGTGTGTCTTCAAATGATCTTACAGGAATTACTAGAGGTGTGGCTGGAACAAGGTCAGCACACTCAAGTGGTGCTGGAGTAGAATATTATACAGGATGGGGCGAAGCTTCGTTATCTCAAACTTTATCTATAGATCCTGCATCTTGGTCATTAGATAATTTTGGAGAA